TTAGTGCGGAATTGAGCGCAAAGGTCGCGCGCGGCACGCCTTTGCGATTACGAAGCATTGATAGCAGTTTCGAATCGTCGGGCGGAACTCGTCGTCATCGTCCAGAATGGTCGCGGTGACTTTACCCAGCACAATGATTCCCTCCAAACCTTCCCCGTCTATCGTTTCGCCGTCCTGCGTGATAAATCCGGAAACGAACAGTTTGCCTACCATCGGATAGCCATCGTACTGAAACGCTACCTCGTCGCCAGGCTTCATCTTTACGCCGCGGTCGACGATGACAAAACCGTCCGGCGTTTCTATGCGGAACGCGCTCGATGATGGAGGAGCGAAGCTTTCTTCTGTATATGACGCGCTCATCTCACATAGCGTTCCCGTTCGGGAAGTTTACCGCGTCGAGATGCTTCACAAGCACCTGCCGGCGGGTTACAACGGCGCCCAGAGCGTCATCGAAATCGTGGTTGATGCCTGTAATCAGTCCAGAAATGTTCGCGACCTTCATCGTCGGGCGCGAATATGTGCCTTCTGACTTGGTTTCGAAACCTTCGACGGCGATCGGGTAAGCTGAGTAAGCCCGGCCCTGCCATATCACATCGTTGTAATAACCGTTCGTTCCAGCGTGAAAGCGGATAACGTCACCGCCAAAAGACTGCAGGTCCACCTCGAACAGATCGAGCATCGCGCCAACCCCGGCATCAACACTCTCGATAATGAGTTCTGCTGGTATGTCTCGCATATTGCGCCCATAAAAAAGGCCGCCAGGTGGCAGCCGGTGGATAATTACTGATCGAATATCAGGATGTTACCGATTTACATATAAGGATATGTTGAGTATTCAGCCCGTCCATGTTTGGGGCATGGACGCACACATAGATGAGGAATGGCTGATAACCTCTACCAAGGATCGAATATGACTCAAAAAATTGATGTAGAAGCTTTTTTGCTTACCCTTAACGATAGTGTTAAAAAAAACTATGCATTAACAGAGCTTCTTGCTCAGACTTTTAGTGCGTTTGTCGTTGCTACAGAGAATAAACAGGCAGTAGCTGACTTCATTAAAACAACACAGTCTGCTCCTGAAATGAAAGATGCTCATCAGCATGCGCAGCAAGTTCTTTTACAGATTCTGGAGTCAGTAAAAGTTACACCTAAAAGTTAATCAGGGCTTCGTTACAAAAGACTTGCCCATTTTTAATGCAAAATGGTTTTAGATTAACGGCGGTCAATTCATTTGCCGCCTTTTCTTTGAGACTGTGCATTTCCCCTCCCGGCCGGCGCGCACTCTTAATCGTCTCAGCCGCAACATCTCGCATCATCTTAGCCAACTCTTCCGCTATTGCACTAGGCAAAGTTAGACTTGCCACTTTCTTCTCTAACTCTTCAATTCGCTGTTCTAAGGTCATATTTCTCTCCAGTATTATCTCGGTACTTGTTCGAAAGTTGCGGTTAATTGGTAAAGGCTCCCCGTTTTCTGCAGCGACCAGGATCGGCAAACGAATAGCTTCTGCTCGCCCGTATCTGAAGGAGTCCAATAAAACGACTCGACGGCCATTCTCGCTTTCAGAAATCCTTCTGCGGCTTTTGCCACATTAGGTCGGGTACACTTTGCATCGTCATACCCGACAAACGTCAGCGAGTAGCTGTCCATCAGCGGGTTTATGCCTTTGGTCTGGCGTTGCTCATAGCCATCGCCAAGCTTCACCACCGCCACATTTGGCGCACGCGAAGCCGTGAAGCCCTTTTGTGGGCTCCAGATGAAAGTTTCTGGCATGGGATTTCCTGTTATTTGCGAGGCTGAAGCATGCCGCCGGGGCGAGTACTCTGGTCCTTCATCTGATAGAGAGCGATCTGTTTCATCATGCCGGCCATTTTCTGCATGGTGGCGTCATCAATGCCGTTAGTGATCTGGATGTTGAACGCCACGTTGAATACATTTCCGCCGCCATCACTGCCTGCTCCGCCGATATCCTTATTGCTGAGCACTCGTCCGCTATCGCCTGGAATCATGTACTGGCTGCCGTTGCTGGCCTTGAAGATTTCAGGCTTACCGCCCTCACCGACCCGGTACATGTTGTTAGCGTTAACAGGCCCGCCATGCTCGCGTCCGCCGCCGTATGAGATGCTACCTATAGTTGAAAGCAAAGACCCGCCAGCAGCAGCTACCGAAGCATATGCAGCAAACTTCTGCGCGGTGCTGAGTTTTGTAGGATCGGCTAAGGCTTGGGAAAGTGCTAATTGGAGGTTTAAAGCAGCCTGAGCTACGGCAAATCCTTTGCTCAGCGCAAACATGGCCTGGTAAGCACCACTGCTTTTACCTGCGGCGCCGGCCGCGAGGTTAGCCAGGCCATCGAAGCCCTGTGAAACAGAACCTATGATTGAGGAAATTGCCTGCGACTGCATGTTAGCTTCGTTTTCGGCTATCTGCTGCCGCGCGTTAGCAGCTTGCTGTTGGATGGCTGTTTTCGCATCTTCATAAAGCTGCACGTTCTGAACATCAATAGCTTGATATTTTGCCAACGCTGCCAGCTTCTGTTGCTCCTGCAGGTCAATTTGGGCAGTTGGATTTTCTACCGCACCTGTTTTTGCATCCGGCATAACAGCTGCAGCAGCGATTTCCTGAGTAGCAAATTTTCGGCCCTGCTCAGATTGTGCCAGGTCTCTAACAGCCTTGGCTGCATCATATGTTTTTGCTGCATACTCCCCAGCCTGACGAATCTGTTCTGCTGTCGCAGCCTTTCCAAGGGATTGCTGAGCCTGAAGAATTGCCTGTTCTCTGGAAAGCTCGCTGGTAGAAGATGCGGTGAGCTCTGACTTTTGCCGCAAGGATTCAAGCTTATCCGTTATAGATTGCTGCTCATTAGCCACTTTCTTAGCTGCATTGGCCGCAGGCCTGTTCGCCTTATCTTCAGCATCTGTGATTTTTTGGCTTAATACAGCGTCTGCTTTTGCATACGTTTCTTTATCGACAAGCCTTCTATCATAGTTAGTTTTCAATTGATTACGCTGAGCCTGAAGTTTTTCAACCTCTGACTGACCAGCGCTGATAATCGCCTGTGCCGAGCTTGTTGCTGACTTTGCCGCCAAATTTCGGATGTAATCTGGGGATTCTTTGCCTGTAGTTTGGCCTGATGTTGCTGCCTGAACTTCCTTTGTTGTCTGTTTCGATAAACTCAGTATCTTTTGCTCGCCTTTCAGGCGATCAACGGTGGCTTGGGCTAGATCTACTGCCGATTTTACGCCTGACTTTCTTGCAAGATTGAGTGAGTTTTCGGCTACTTTTAAGTTATCTGCATTCTTGATTAGTTTCTGATCTATCTGGTCAACTGCCGATGCATTGCCTGTAACAAGATTAATTGTTAATGCTGCGCCATCCAGAAGTTTTGCGAAATATCTTGTTGCTCCAATTTTCTGGTCAATCTGCGCTGCAGCCATGCCCAGACTATTTACTAGCGCGTTACTCGCTTGTGCGACTGTGCGCGGCATATCTTCAAATTTATTGTTTATTTCGTCAGTTTGACGATAAATAGCCTCGAGCACCGAGCCTATATCGAGCTTGCCTGAGAGCATTAGCTGACGAAGTTGATCGAATGGTATTCCCATGCCCTCGGCGATCTGTCTGCCAAGCTCCGGCATCTGTTCAATGATGGAATTAAATTCTTCAGCCTGTATGCGTCCTGACGCCATCGATTGCAAAAACTGACGTAGAGCATTGTTCATTTCATCTTGTGAAGAACCGCCTATAGTGCCGATTCTTTGCAAGGTATTTACAAGGCGCTGTACATCACCTGATGTCGCCCCAACGCTCTTTAGTGTTGCGCTCATCTGAGTAAACAGATTAACTGTTTCTTTCAGGTCTGAGCCGTTCTGCGCAGAAATCGCCAGCAATGCTCGGAAATTGGCCTCCCCCTCCGCAGCGCTTTTTGATGCCATCGTTACTCGGGTGGCAAGCAATTCAAATTGCTGGGCGGTTTCAATGATTTTCATTGCAGCCTGGACTGTAATGTACGCCTTAACAGCTGATGCAAGGCTAGTGAATCCACCACCCAGGCTATCTGTTTTCTTCTCAAGCTTATCGAAACTGCTACCGGCTTTGTCCGCTGAGCCGCTCATCTTATCTAAGCGTGCGTTAACTTCTCGCTGGGCCTCGATCAATTTCGCAACCTCTAACTCAACTTCATAAACAATATTTCCGAGCTGCTTCTCGCTTGCCATCATCTTCTCCGGACAATAAAAAACCCGGCACAGTGGCCGGGTTGATGCTCATCGCAATACGGTCTTAATTTCTACTCTCCGAGCCTAACAGCCTCGCATGGAGTAAAGCTGCGAGCATCGGAAATGTAGGCCTTCACTTTTTGCGGGCTGTAAGCCACTTTCATCGAGCGATTGTTAAAAGTAATTGAGTATTCGCCATTTTTGAACTCAGACTTCTCACCTAGATAGTAAGAATCACCTAACAAAACTAATGGCTTGCTTCCCGTTGAGAAGCCAACACTTCCTGCCCATCCGCAAGAAGAAAGCATGAAGAGATGCCTTTCTTGCAAGAAGAATCGCTTAGCTTCATTTCCGTCCCAAGGGATGCTGGCAATTCTCTGCATCTCTTGTTTAACGTCATCCTTTCTCAGTTCTTCTTTTGCCTCACTGCTACCATGCTCAAGAGCTGATTTTTGGGTGCATGCAAATGGAATTCTAATGCTTCCAGGCTTGCCGCTATAACCATGCCCAATTGTGCTTATGCGGTATGCTTTTCCGCCGCACATGACATCCGCATCTTTTCGCGCAAGTTCGGCATTAGTTTGGTTGTAAATGAAGACCAAATCGCCCACTTTCTCATTTTTATTTTTTGGCTCAGTTACACAACCAGAAAGCAACACCGCCACTACTGCACCCAAAATCAGTTTCTTCATATCCCTATCCCCAAAAGTAACAGTGGGATAAATCCTAGCATGGAGTTGGTGCAAGATGGTGCAAAACGGGTGTTCGTTTATCAGGATTCCTATTCCTAAACTTAAGCGTATATTGCTAATGGGGTTTTCCCATATGGCAAGTTCAGAAAAGGATAATTATGAAAAAAATTATTGTGGCCTTAGTGGCTGTAGCGCTGCTTTCCCCTTCAATCAGCTTCGCTCGCGGCGGACACTATGCAGGCGGACATGGTTCGTCTCATAAAGGTGGAGCTTATAAAAATCCCCGCACTGGCAATCATTATGAAAAGCGCCACTGATTGAGCCAAAAAAAGCCAGCCCAAGCCCACCCTATGTGGGCTTTTTAATCAAGAAAACCATAAACACTTATCATTTGAGAGAGTTGCAATGCCTGTTAATGCCAACGAAAATCATTTCAACCATATACTTTCACCGAGGCCAACGCATGTTTGATTTCATCAAAAGGAAAGAGATAGAGACCCTTGAGGCTAAGATAAAAGAGCTAAAGCAACAAGCCGCACATATGCATAAAATCAGACGAGAAGTAGAAGACAATGCATTTAATGACCTCTACTGGCTGGCAAACCAAAATGGAATAACGGCAGCAGAAGCAGCGCAGACAGAGCGCGGCTTTGAGATTCTTTCTCAAGTGGTTTTAAACCGGCAATATGCTCTTTATCTAAACGAAAGCGCTATTCAGGCCAATTCAGAACTAAAGGATATTAAAGGTAATCCAAGAGCCACGATGACTAACGAGGACTGGTTGCACAACATTGTCATGCCTGTCGGATCAGAAATCGTGAGGGATGAAGTGGGTCGCCTTATGCTAACCTTAGTAAAAGAAGTTGACCAAAAGTTATCTGATGCTGAGTAAAGCAAGAAGCCCACCTGAGTGGGCTTCTTTCATGCTACGGCGCTGATAGCTGCAATCTTATACTCCCATGGCTCTCCAGCCTGAATGTACTTAAACGTCTCACCAACAACTAACCGTCTATCTAAAATATCCAATTCACAAGCCCTGTCATTTTTGTCATCCCAATCTGTCCCAGCGACACCATCATCTAGCCAATAAATGCCGAACGAATAGCGCCTTGCGTCACCCGAGTAGTTTACATTGCCGCGACCAAAATTATCGTCAGAGTCTTTCGGATAACAAATGTACCCTTTTTCATCAATCATGACTTCTAACCATAAATCGTCTTGTGGAAGACTGATGCATTCGCATGCAATTCTGACCTTTCTCATTCCCTATCCCCATCAGCAAATGATGGGATAAATCCTAGCCGGGATGTTGCGCAATGGGAAGCAAGAAACCAGCCGGAGCGGGTTAGCCTAACTTTCGCTCGTGAGCGTCGTAATACATACGCGTCTCATCGGGCATTCCTTCCTTTAAGCAATTGGGATTTGTGCACTGGTAATGCCTGCTCATCTCTGAGGCTCCGCAACGCTGACCCATGCAAAAATCCTTATCACATAAACAGCGGACAGTGCCGCTTAGCGATACCGCACTACCACATCCTGGACAACATTCCATCTTTATCTCCTTCCCCCCATACAAAGATCACCATGCTAAGCTAAGACCCGATATTGAAGAAGAACAACCTGATGACGTTTTTGCTCTGCCTACGGGCTAAACCATAAGCACTGATCATCTGTCAGGATGGGCGAGCAAGCAAGGCTAGGGTAGGATTAATCCGACCGGAACTTGTCTGATTGCTTTTCAAAACTCACAGGAACATAATTTATACAGATTGTTCTAGGAGATAAACCATGATTCGAAGAATTTTCAAACAGTTGGAAAATGAATCACCAAAGGTTGGTGAGGAAGAACTGCAGGAATTTTTCACTGAAATCGAATCAAAGAAAAAGGAAATCGCTGATAAGAAAGCGAAATTCAAAGAGGAATATTCTAATGGAGCAAGGCTCAGCAAACACCGCTTCACTATTTGATTTTTTCTATGTCGACCGAGAGCGTGTAAGCTCTCTCACAGCCCAGTTATTTGGTGCCGGCGTAATTACTTCAGTAAAACAAACCGAATCAGAAGGCGATAAAGCAGAAAAGGCTTTAGAACTTAGCGTTAAAATTGCTAAGGCCAAGTTTGGCGCTGATGAAACCTTTTCTACATCACAAGAGCGTCTTTTCGATGCTTCTTGGTCACTTCCACTTAACCTTCTTGATCGCCTTCAAGAAATGTCGATGATAAAAAAAGACATCGATAAAGCTCGACTCGGAGATCTGATATTGGCCTCAGGTCATATCAAAATATTTGATATCGCTATGGTTCAGCAGATGATGCCTGCTGCAAAAAAAGTAGCTAGAAATGGCGTTAAAGGTTCTGCTGCTAAAAAACATGCTCAAGAGCTAGATATAGCCGAGGAAATTGTTAAGTTTCTTCCTACATCAGTTCAGATTGAGATGGCTGATACTGAGGGGAATTTGCTCTGGACTACAGTTAATCCAGATAATCTGACTATCCCACCAGGCGACATGATGCTCAAATATGGGCCGATTATACCGGGCAAGTGGCATGTTCTTGGATTATTGGATGCCCACAAAGATGGCGAATGGGAAGATCCAGACGCACCCTATCCTAAGGATAACAATGAGTTTAAGGACAGTATGTCAGGCCTAAGTATGATGATGCGAATGCAAGTAGGAAGGCCTGAAAACTCTCTTGGAATAACGCCATTAATGATTTTCCGAGAGATTACTTGAATAAACCCGGCTTCGGCCGGGCTTTTCTTATTGCCTCGCCAGCTTCTTTGCCTTCCTCGCTAGATAGTCATCAGCAACAGCGTCATACTCTTCTTTCGTGAAGCCCTTCTGCTCCGGGAACTTCGCAGCCAGAAGCATCTGGAACTCCGTCATAGTCAGCTGCTCCGCCTCCTCACGGCTCATACCGAGATGCGTACGGGCGGCGCTGATGTACTCGAAAGCATTGAACTCAGATGATACGTTCTCGCTTTCATGCCGCTGCAGCTTACGGACTTTCGCTTTCCCGACGACGCCGTGAACGATGAGGGAGCGAGCGACGATAATCATCTCTGCAGCGGTCAGCGCAGCCATGTTTATCCAGACCACGCAGCAGGGATATCCTCGTAGTTCATTTCAACTGTTATGCAGTCATCGCCTGCTTCTTTGCGAAATCGCTTATCAGTGGCGCTGCCGTCGCGTTCAGGGTTCCATGTCACCCATATTTCAGAGCCATCCTCACGGACGGTTGGGTCTAGCTTTTGCCATGCGATTTCACAGACAGTCTCGGCCTCATCAACCCAGCACAGCAATATGCGCGCTTTCGACTTAATGCTGTCGAGGTTATGTCGCAAACCAGCGAAGACATACGTCACCGATTTGTCGATAGTGCGAATGTATTTCTCGCCAATGTCAAAGTTGGAGGCCAGCCACGGAACCGACAGGATCGCCTGCTTCACCTCCTGCATGCTCGACTCTTCCAGCGAGTTCATGAACTCACGCGCGCAGAGGATTACGCCGCTCTCGCCGTTCATCATCGCCTGATATGCCTTCACCGCGGTCATCAGGGCAAACGTGCGCGTCTTAGCGCTTCCGCGCCCACCGTGTGAGCAGCGATACCGTTTGTTGACTGCAGTGAACAGCGGAGCGAGCTTTGCGGGGATTGGTAGCTGTACGGCTTCACTCATGCTTTTGGCTCAACGGGGAGAAGCTGAATTGTCGTCGGCTTAGTTGCCATGCTGCCATCAGATGATTTGTGGTCGATTTCCTGGCTCACCTTGTCGCCGTACTTCTTCGGGTTCATGCGAGCCAGCGCCCATTTGCGAGTATCGATGCGCAGACGGGCCTTACCTACCGCCGCAGCCTCTTCTGCAACATTGTCGGCTATGTCGAACATCTCTTCGAAAATGGCGTCGGCGCGGGTCTCGGTGGCTTTCGCGTATTGGTCTCGAAATTCTTCATGTTGCGCCAGCCAGCAGAAGACGGTCGCCTTGCCGGGCATCCCTGGGCGCTCACAAACTTTGCGCAGGCTTTCACCATCGGCAAGCAGTGAACAGATGTCAGCAGCCACCTCTGGTAGATAATCAGAAGGGCGGCCAGTTTTAGCTTTGGTCGCCATAAAATTAACCTTAAAATTAGACTTTCATACGTGAGGAAAACATATGACCCCGACAATAATTAACGCAATTGCAATTATCTTTGGTCTGGCCGGTTCGTTACTGATGTTTTTGAACGGGCATGTGCTCAAGCCTTATCCTGGAGGCATGTTTGCTCCGGATAACTATGAAGAAATTGTCGCGCAGATATCCAAAGATAATAAACGCATCGTCAGAATGCAGCGATTAGGCATGATGTGCCTGTTCATCAGTTTTGTACTTCAGGGTTTAGCGCTTTACGCGTCTTCATGAATTACTCAGCTTCGATGCGTGCTTCATTTTCTCACTTAGTCAGCCGAAATGATTTCGGCCTTGCACTCGAAGTGAGGCGCATCGGTTTCCCACGTTACCTGCAATTCACCTTCACCCGACACAATGTCATAGCTGCGCGTGTAATGCCCTGCTGATTTACCGGAGAACTCATCACGGACGATCTCTTTACCGGCTTGCTTAACGATGACCTCAGCTGATGCTTGATGAAGTCCATCATCCTGAGCCCATTCAAGCCCGCTTACTGTGACGCGCAGCTTCGCCATATTTACTCCAATAAAAAACCGCCCGGAGGCGGCCTCAGCCTTTAATCATTTGCTAGTTAATACCGGGGCGGTATTCACCTCCGAATGCCTGCACTACATTCTTAGTAATTGCGTGAGATACTTCTAAATCCGTAGGGCTTTCAGCCCATTCAAAAACAACAATTACGTCCTCAGACACCTTATTGACAGTTACATCATGGAAATCTGAGTTTTTAAAAGCTGTTGTCAACTCACGCTTAAAATCTTCGAAAATAGACAGGTCGCTGAAGTAACATGTGCCTTGATCTGGAACGTTTTTCAT